CGTTTGACTAGGGAAAATGTGGAGACAAAAGTTTTGCTATCATACGATACTGGATTAGATCGTTATCATGGTCTTTTAGATCTAGCAATTGAGCATGGGATATTTAAAAAGGTATCTACAAAGATACAGCTTCCAGATGGAACATCTGTTTTTGAAAAACACATTAATGCTAGTCCAGAGAAATATTTTACACCAGATGTATTAAAAGAAATAGACAAAGCTGCTGCAAAGGAATATCTTTATGGCAGCCACCAGGAAATTTCAGATGAACAAACTGCCGAAGAAGCCGAAGAGTAAACTATCTGGATTTTACGAACTAATTCCAGACCCTAAGGATGATACACAATGGCTTGTGCGATTAAAGAAGCACCCTTGGACAGGTGTTGTCTATAAATATCTTAAGTTCAGATTAAAAGAAGATTCACCAAACGATAGACTGATCTGCCAATTTGATTATGATATAATAACTGAAATGCTTCCTAAGAGATTTAAGAAGCAAAAGTTTACAGATGAGCAGGGAAAAGAATTTGTTGCTTTGATTGGTGATATTGTGATAGAATTGGTACAAGAACACTATAACAACACCAGCGAAGAACAAAATGATAATTCATGACAGCATAGAAAGATTAATCATTAACGGTTTGCTTAATGATGATGAATATGCCAGAAAAGTCCTCCCGATTCTTAAAGATGAATATTTTATAGATGAAGTCGAAAGACACATCTTTTCAAACATCAAAGAATTCCTAATTAAGTATAGCAATCTTCCAAGTAAAGAAGCCATACTCATTCAAATCTCTGGACAGAAAGGCATACATTCAGAATTATATAATCAGATTACATCTTATGTTTCCGAACTAGTATATGAAAGGCCGCCCAATAAAGAGTTCTTAATACAGCAGACCGATACTTTTGCGAAAGATAAAGCATTTTATATAGCATTGCGTAAGAGTTTAGCTATAGTTGAAGATAAGACTGGACACCTTGATAAAGGAATGGCAATGCAGTATATGAAAGAGGCCCTATCTGTATCATTAGATCCTAATGTTGGGCATTCATATACTGAGGATTGGGAAAAGCGTTATGCGTTTATGCATCGTCATGTAGAAAAGATTCCATTTGATTTAGATTTCATGAATAAGATTACCCAAGGTGGCGTAGAGAAAAAGACTTTGAATATCTTATTAGCTGGTACTGGTGTTGGTAAAACTTTGTTCATGTGCCATCTTGCTGCAGCATCTTTTATTGAGGGCAAGAAAGTTCTGTATATAACTCTTGAGATGTCAGAAGAAAAGATTAATGAAAGAATAGATGCCAACCTAATGAATGTTACATTAGATGATCTTAAGAAGCTCCCTAAGGATATGTGGGATAAGAAGATAGAGGCCATCAAAAATAAGAGCATGGGAAAGATACAAGTTAAAGAATACCCTACTGCTCAAGCTAGTACGATTCATTTCAGAACACTTTTAAATGAATTAAATCTAAAGAAGAATTTTGTTCCAGATATTATATTTTTGGATTATCTTAACATTGCTATTAGTTCTCGCATCAAACCCGGCTCACAAGTTAATACTTATCAGTTTGTTAAAAGTATAGCTGAAGAGTTAAGAGGATTAGCAGTAGAATACAATGTTCCAATATGGAGTGCTACACAAACTAATCGAGCAGGATTCAATAACACAGATGTTGGATTGGAGAATACATCAGAAAGTTTTGGAGTTCCAGCCACAGCAGATTTTATGATAGCATTGACAAGAACAGAAGAACTTGATAAACTATGTCAGATGCAGGTAACTCAATTAAAAAATCGTTATGGAGATATTACTAAGTGGAGACGATTTATTATAGGAGTAGATCGTTCAAAGATGCGTCTATATGATGCTGAACAAAAGGCACAAGAAGATTTACATGATTCAGGTCGACCAGATGATGACAAACCAGGATTTGATAAGACAGGTTTTGGTCAAGGAATGAAAGCAGAAAAGAAAAACTTTGGTGGAATAAAGTTTGGTAATAATGAAGATGATGGGGACGAAAACTTTTAGATTGTTAGTATTAATTATTGTTTTATTATTCATTGTAGGTTGTTCACCATTTCGACAGCTAGGAGAAGATCTTGGGAAGTTAATCCAAGCCTTGACACCAGAACCAACACCAACTTATGGTGCGATACTAATCACTAAAGAAAAAGAACACGAAAAGTTTTGTAAGGTTCCAGAACATAGAGATTATAAAATATGTCAATAAAGAATACAATCTTTCTTGGTGATTGCCGTCTACGCTTAAAAGATATCCCAGATAACAGTATTGATGCTGTAGTGACTGATCCTCCATACGAGTTAGGGTTTATGGGAAAGTCTTGGGATGCCTCAGGTGTTGCTTACAATGTTAGTATGTGGGAAGAATGTTTGAGGGTATTAAAACCAGGTGGACATTTATTATCTTTTGGTGGGACAAGAACATATCATAGAATGGCTTGTGCTGTAGAAGATGCCGGCTTTGAAATTAGAGATCAGATGCAGTGGTTATATGGAACAGGGTTCCCTAAGAATCATGATATCAGTAAAGCTATGACAGATAAAGAAGCTGCAGCAACATGGGAAGGATGGGGCACAGCACTTAAGCCAGCTAATGAACCTATAGTATTAGCCCGCAAGCCTATAGCCGAAAACACTATAGCATTAAATGTTTTAAAGCATGGTACTGGAGGATTGAATATAGATGGTAGTCGCATCTATAGACAGGGTAAAGAGGAGGGCGAAGTTGATAAGACACCTAATTTTAAGAATAAAGTTTTTGGAAAAGGTATGGGTGGCACAGAAGTTGATTTATCTAAAGATCGTTGGCCATCAAATGTTCTATTAGATTCTGAAGCTGCTCTCATATTGGGATCAGTTTCGAGATTCTTTTATTGTGCTAAAGCATCTACAGATGAAAGAGAAAAGGGTTTAGAAGGAAGAGAGAGAAAGATAGTTAATGATGGCAGAGAAACTTCTATAGACAATCCTTATCAACGTGGTGATACAGAAAGACTTAATACCCACCCAACAGTTAAGCCAATAACTTTAATGGAATATCTTGTAAGATTAGTTACTCCTAAAGGGGGCATAGTGTTAGATCCTTTCTCTGGTTCTGGTAGCACATTGATTGCAGCTAAAAATCTAGGGTTCGATTATCTTGGTATTGAAATGGATCCTGAGTTTGTTGATATAGCTAATATGCGATTACGTGGAAGTAAAACGTTAAGCAAGTTCTTTACAGAATAAATATCATGTAATGTGGAATCAATAATGTGCCCCGTGAACTATATTCTAGCAAATTGCTAATAAGGGCCATATGAACTTGTTAAAAAGACTTAAATGTTGTTATGATTTCTTTCTCAAGCCATACAAGCTAGATAAAAAGAAGGTTGCTCTAAATTGTTTCTTTAATCAACCACTCTTCCAAAAAGATAACATCAAGCAACAAGCTGATGATGTTAAAAATAATTTGGGAGTTGATACTGTTCGTGTACTCTTTCATTGGAATGAAGCAATTCAACCAAGTCAATCTTCTCCCATAGCGTTTGGTTTCTATGATGAGATCTTATCATCTTTGCCTAAAGGATTAAAAGCCTTAGTTATTGTAAATGGTTCCCCTAATTGGTTGGAGAATATTCCGAATCCCCGCAAACATTTTATGAATTACTGTCATAAAATAATTGATAGATATAAGAGTAATGATAGTGTGATAGGTTTTGAGATAGGTAATGAACCCAATACAAGTATGTTTCATGAAAATGAGGTATATGCTTTTGTTGGTAAGCCAGCTTTTTATTTTGAAGTCTTACATGAGGTATACTTATACGCAAAAAAGGTAGCTCCAGATAAGTTAATTGTAGCTGCAGCGACTACAAGCATTATTCAAGACTTCCCAAAGTCTCTTAACTATCATAAAAAGTTATCTGACTGGCACGAAGAAGATTTCTGTGATGTGTTTGCTATACATTATTATGGTAACAACCCTTGGGGACTATTAAAACCTAATGGTGTGTTAGACTTCTTACAGAGTTTGAAGAAGCCTATATGGGTTACAGAGGTGGGTTGCGAAGATGGTAATAAGCATATTTCGTATCTGAATAAACATATGGGATTTTTAGTAGATAAAGTGCCACAGATTGAAAAGGTATTTTGGTATCATTACGATGGAGAAGATAACTACTGTCTGCGCTATGCTGATGGCCGTGTTAGTTATCTGTATACGTATTTGAAGGAATCTTAATGGCTATTAGTTTTAAGGGCTTCTTAATAAACGAAGCTGAAGGAAAGAATACTCACCTTGAACATCTTGAAGATGAAATCTTCAATCGTGGTGCTCAGGGCTTGCGTGATGCCATCAATTTTGTTTTGGGTCTTCGTAATATGCTCGCCGGCCATGGCAAAGCTAAAGTAAATGTTACAGTTAAATGGGACGGTGCACCAGCTATAATATGTGGCACTGATCCTGAAACAGGAAAGTTCTTTGTTGGAACAAAAGGTGTGTTTAATAAAGATCCTAAGATAATGTTTACCCCTGCACAGATACGCAAAAATTATGATGGAGAACTTGCTGAGAAGTTAATCATAGCTTTAACAAACTTAAGTAAACTTGGAATCAAAGAAGTTATACAGGGCGATTGGTTATACGCGAATTCAGCATTGAAAATGGTTAACATAGACGGCGAACAGCATGTTGCTTTTAGACCTAATACTATTACATATACTGTTCCAGTTAATAGTGCTCTAGCTCAAAAGATTATGGGATCAGCTATGGGCATAGTATTTCATACAACATATACAGGCAAAACATTAGCAACAATGAAAGCTAATTTCGGTGCTAATGTTAACAAATATAAAAAGCAATCTTCTGTTTGGGTAACTGATGCCTATTATAAAGATGAAACTGGTTCAGCTACAATGACAGAAGATGAGACAGCACAAGTAACAGCTTTCATTAATCTTGCAAGACATTTGTTTAGTCAAGTTGAGCCTAAGTTAATTAACTATATTGCTAAAGATGTTGAGCTAAAGAATACAATTAAGATGTATAACAATGCTAAGGTTAGAGCAGGGCAGCCAATAGGTAATGTTGCTGAACATGTTGATGGCCTTATTCGTTTCATTGAGGATAAGTATCAAAAGGAAATGGATAAGTTAAAGACTGAGAAGGGTAAGGAAGGTAAACGAGATAAGCTAGAACAAGTTAAAAGTTTTATTCATAATAGTAGGGTTCAGTTTCAACATATCTTTGAAATCCAAAATATGTTAACTAATGCTAAGAGCATCATACTAAGAAAGCTACAATCAGTAAAAGGTTTAGGAACTTTTATAGAGACTCCAGATGGATATAGAGTTACATCACCAGAAGGTTTTGTAGCGATAGATAATATAAGTGGTAAAGCAGTAAAGCTAGTTGATAGATTGGAGTTCAGTAGAGCTAATCTTACAGTTCCAAAAAATTGGGGTTAATAAATGCTTTACATTTTTTGCTGGATATCATATACTAACTGCATTAGGTCTTAATAGATGAAAAGTATATTTGATTTATTTGAAGCTGTAAAAGGAAAACGCGCTGTATTCACATTCGGCCGTATGAACCCACCTACCCAAGGTCACGAACTTCTAATCAATAAGCTACTACAGGTTGCGTCAATTCAAAAAGCAACACCATTTGTTTTCGTTACACAAACACAAGACAGCAAAAAGAACCCTTTATCATTTAAAGATAAAGTTAAATATTTAAGTATGGGTGTTCCAAATGCTGCTGACGCATTGAACAGGGCAAACAAAGGTGGAGCAGTTAGAACAATATTTGATGCAATAAACAAAATGTCTGAACAAGGATTCACAGACATTATAATGGTTGTTGGATCTGATAGAGTAGCACAGTTCCAAAATGATGTAGGAAAATATGTAGGTCATCCAGAAAAGCCACTTCCCATAGATAAGTTTACTGTTGTTAGTGCTGGTGAAAGAGATCCAGATGATGATGGAGTATCGGGTCTTAGTGCCTCTAAGATGAGAGACGCAGCCAAAAAGAATGATATCAAAACATTCCTAAAAGGAATGCCTTCACATTTATCAGATAGGTTTGGTAAAGAAATGTTTGGTAAGATTAAAAACATTCTTGAAGAGATTGAGAAAACAGGAAGTGATTTAAACTTATCAAGAGAGGAGATGCCTCAGATTCGTTTAGAAGATATTGATGATTTTGTAGCAGAACTAATTTCAAAAGGCATTAAAGTTATAACAAAAGATGTTTCTATTAATTCATTACTACCAACTCAGAAAGAAGTTAATCAAGAAAGAGTAGAACAGAAACATAAAGAAATCGAAGCTGGCACTTTTACTCCAAAGCCATTCATTATTTCCAATGACAATTACATTATAGATGGACATCATCAATTATATGCTCTTAAAGATTTGAATCTAAAAGATCTTAAAGTCTTATGTTATTGCGTTGACTTGGATATAAATGGATTATTAGATCATGCTCACAACTCTTCTCGGGTGTTCTATAAGGACATACAAGGTAATATAACAAATAAATAACACTATGATAAAGAAGAGTTTCAAAAAGTTCGTTGCTGAGAAGTCAGATAAGCCCAAAGAAGTGGAGCGTGTGCGCGATAAACAAAAAGCTGAAACAGGTTCACTCAAAGATAAACAAGATTCTGAATTAGATAGAGCTAGGGAGCGTGACTTCCAAAACGCTAAGTCGGAGCGAGATAAAAAGAAAAGAGAACAAGAAGATAAGAAAAGAGCTAAAGAGGCCTCTAATGAAGAGGTGCTTGAAGTCGGTACAAAGAAAACTGTACGCGAATATGCAAAGAAGGTTCCAGGACAGCCCTTAGACATAGATGATATGGAATAAGATTATTATGGAAGGTTATACTGGATTTTAAGGAAACTGAGAAAATAGTTTTGATATAAATAGATTCGACAAAATTATTTATCTTGATTTTTGATATTAAGTGATTTGGAGTGATTTGTGACTGGCCCGCAAATTATAAGACCACTGGTCATACGGCACGTAGATAGCGAAACGCCGGCAGGACTAGTAGATGGAATAAATACTACTTATACTACACAGTATAAGTTTCATGGTGATACCCTGGCTGTTTATTTAAATGGTCTTAAATTGAGGAAAGGT